GCATTGGGAGCTGCCGAAGATCCCAGTGACCCTGACCGCCAACTATGACACCTGTGATGGGTTAGGGCACAGAACCTACAAAATTGGGAACCGCACCATCACCGGCCGCACCCTCTCTCAGATGGGTTATGCGTGATCACGGCCGAACAGGATTTGGTGCAGGATGTCATTGAAGGCATCCATGACCCCCTGAGGCACGTCAAATACATCTTCCCCTGGGGGACCGGGGACCTGGCCGACTCAGCCGGCCCCCGTAAGTGGCAGGTTGAGGTCCTGACCATCATCAGGGACCACTTCGCAGACCCTCTGACGAGGTACCAGCCCTGCCAGATTGCGGTGGCGTCAGGTAAGGGGATCGGGAAGTCGGCACTGGTCAGCATGATCAGCCAGTGGGCCATGAGCACCTGCGAGGATTGCAAGGAAGTTCTCACGGCCAACACAGACGGCCAGTTGAGGACAAAGACCTGGCCAGAGGTCAGTAAATGGTTCCGGCTGGCCCTGAATAGCCACTGGTTTGAGGTCAACGCTGAGTCGATCACCATCAAGGACCCCGCCCACAAACGATTGTGGCGCATGGACAAGATACCGTGGACGGAGAACAACCCCGAGGCGTTTGCGGGGCTCCACAACAAGGGTAAGCGCATTGTCCTGATCTTCGATGAGGCGAGCGCCATCGCCGACAAGATTTGGGAGACGGCCGAGGGAGCGTTGACCGATGAAAACACAGAGATCATCTGGCTGGCGTTTGGGAACCCGACCAGGACAGATGGCCGGTTCAAGGAGTGCTTCGGGAGGTTCAAGCATCGCTGGCATACCCGCCAGATCGACTCCCGCGAGGTTGAAGGGGTCAACAAGGACGAACTGGACAGGCAAGTGCAGGACTACGGGGAGGACAGCGATCACGTTCGCATCTGGATTCGTGGTGAATTTCCCCGAGCTAGTTCCACTCAGTTCATCCCCAGTGACATCGTTGCCGCGGCAAGACGCTACGAAGCCAAGGGGTACGAAAAACTCCCCCGGGTTCTCGGTGTCGACGTAGCCCGATTCGGCGAGGACCAGACGGTTATCGGTTGGCGCCAGGGTCGTAAGTTTGTGGTTCTGGATAAACTCAGGGGGAAGGACGGGGTTTTCATCGCCAATAAGATCATCGACTATCAGGATTCTCTACACTTGGATGCAATCGTGGTCGACGGGGATGGAGGCTGGAGCGGGGCTGTCGTAGACCATCTGAAGTTCTGCCGGTTTGACAAGCAGATGCACGAGTTCCACGGCTCCCCCGACGCCATTGATGGCAGGTGGTTCAACCGGAGGACCGAGGTATGGGGGCTGATGAAGGAGTGGTTGGGAAATGGGGCAGAGATTCCCGACGATCCAGAGCTTGACGACGAATTGACCGGTCCCACCTACGATTACACGAAGGGGAAACGGCGCCCGGGCAGCATGTTTATTGAGCATAAAGACACCATGAAGTCGCGTGGTTTAGCATCACCTGATATTGCTGATTGTCTGGCCCTCACATTCGCAGTGAAGGTAGCACCTCCGAGTCCGAAACCTAAAGTCGTTAAGCCTGCAAGCGTCTGGACCTGATAGCAAGAGAGGGAAGTTCTTCGATGGCCGAGAACGAAAAGCTACTGAAAGAAATCCGCGACAACCTCTCCTATGGGTTGCGGGAGTGGAGAGAGATCCGCGAAGAAGCAAAAACGGATATGAGGCACGTTTCCGGCGATCCCTGGGACCCAAAGGAAAAGAAACAGCGGGAAGGCGTACGCCCGGCCCTGGTGCTGGATGAACTCAGCCAGTACATCAACCAAGTAGTGAATGATCTCCGCTCGAAGAAAATCGGCATCAAAGTGACACCGACTGAAAGTAGCCCTTCCTCTTTGAAGCAATCCCCTGACCCCTCTGCCGTGGAGAAAATGGCGGAGTTTCGGGCAGACCTCATCCGTCAGATCGAGTACAAGTCGAACGCCCAGCAAGCCTACACGAACTCCTTTGAAAACGCCGTGCAGCGTTCCTATGGGTGGCACCGGGTCAATAAGAGGTATTTATCGGAGAAAGGATTTGAGCAGGAATTGGAGATCCGTCGAATACCTAACCCCGACACCGTATTGCCGGACCCGGACTTCAAGGAAGCCGACGCTAGCGATATGAAGTGGTGCTTTGCGATGGATTCCATTAAAAAGAAGAAATTCAAGAGCCGTTGGCCGAAAGCCACGGTTCACGATTTTACTTCAGAGCACATGGAATTGGCTCCTGAATGGGTTAGGGAAGACGACGTTCGCGTTGCCGAGTATTGGAGGGTTGAAACCACGAGAAAGCGGTTACTGCTGATTCAGAGGCCGGGCAGTGATTTTCCGGAATCGGTATTCCGTGACGACCTCCCAGCAGGCGGAGAATTCACAATATTAAAAGAAAGAAACTCGGAATGTTTCTCCATTGTGCAGTACATGACTAACGGCATCGAGATATTGGAAAAGATTCCCTGGGAAGGGAAGTGGATACCGTTGATCCCCGTTTTTGGTAAGGAATTGTACGTGGATCAAGGCAAGGGGAGTAAGCGGATGCTTATGTCGCTGGTCCGCCTGGCCCGCGACCCGTACATGCTGTACTGCTACTACCGATCCACGGAGGCCGAAATAGTAAGTTTGACTTCCAAGGTCCCGATGATTGGTTACGAGGGTCAGTTTGAAGGTCACAAAAAGGAATGGGACACGGCCCATACGGTTCCGAGAGCCTACATAGAAGTGAAAGCGATCACCGACGCTACCGGGGAAAAAGTTTTGCCGCTACCGCAAAGACAGATATACGATCCGCCGATCATGGCGCTGGAAGCGGGGGCGGAATCAGCCAAGCGGTCCATTCAGAACGCCATGTCGATGTACAACAGTTCCGTAGGGCGCGGCGAACCGCAGGTAAAATCCGGGATTGCCATTGAGCGTCTACAGAACCAGAGTTACATCGGGTCGTTCCATTTAACGGACAATTACAACCGAGCTCTGGAGCACACCGGGAGGATTTTGAATGACATGATCCCGCGGGTGTACGACACCGCAAGGGAAGTGGCGGTACAAAAGGCGGACGGGGAAACATCCGTTATTCGCATCAACGAGAAATACCAGGACCCGAACACGCATGAGAACTGCCATTACGACACCAGCATAGGGGAGTACGGTGTCACGATCTCCACCGGGCCAAGTTTTGCCTCGCAACGCGAAGAGGCTTCCAAAACAGCCGATGCGCTGCTGAAAGCGGACCCCGCCATTGCGGGGAGGATTATGGATCTGGCTATCAAGCTCAAGGAGCTTGGCCCGATCGGGGACGAGATGGCCAAGCGGTTGACCCCGCCGGAATTTGCAAAGAAGGACGGGCAAGAGCCGATTCCTCCGCAAGCGATGCAGGCAATCGCTCAATTACAGCAGCAACTCAAAGCCCTGGACGCTTACGGGAAGAAAATGCAGGAAGAAAACGCCCAATTAGAGCATGAGCGCCAGGCAAAACTCAATGAAACCGAGTCCAAGGAACGCATTGCGGAGATGAAGGCGCACACCGATATGACTATTGCTCAGGCGAAACTCGGGACGGAAGGCGGTCTGGCGCTTTTGAAAGCGGAAATCGAACGCATTGGGACCCTCATAGAGGACCAGAGGAAGCATTCCTTCTTGGAGCACGAATCAGTCTTGCACGCAAAGAGCCCTGAGCCAGGCCCGCCCCAAGGGCAGACTCCAGCAGAAGTTTCTTAAAGACCAGTTTTTATCCCGCGCGGCAGACGCGCAAATCCTGCCAGGAGAGTGAAAGAAATGCTAGACGAAAAGACCCCTGTGGAATCGTCACCCACGGAAGAACCCGTAGCCGTAGAGAATTTTACCGACGAGCAGCGTTCCGAGTGGTTGAAGAGCGGAAAGCTGCCGGACGGTAAGGAAGAACCAGCGAAAGAAGCGGAATCGTCAGCCGCCCCCGAAGGCGAAAAGCCCAAGGAGAAGGAATCCGAAACAAAAACGGGCTCGGAACCCGTGGAAGCGCAAACAGAAGAACATAAGCCCAAAGGAGCAACGGAGCGAAAGGCGCAACTGGCTTCCGACATTCAGGATTCACTGAGACGGCGGAAAGAGTTGCGTTCCGAGGTACAACTTCTTGAGCATAAACGGGCGGAATTAACGGTCGCGCCACCATAGTACAAGAGAAGAAACCGGAGGAAGAGCCCCGGCCGAAACAGGAAGATTTTGAAACTTTCGCCGACTATGACGTAGCCGAAGACAAGTGGCGCCAAGATTCGACGAATCGTACAGTTTCTGCCGCCTTGCAGAAAGACCGCGAGGAACGGGCAACCGAAGAACAGAAAACAAAGCAGGACACTCTCACCCAGGAGTTGACTTCATCGTGGAAGAGTAAAGTCGAGGAATCAAGAAAGCAGCACAGCGACTTCGACGACATTCTCACTGATGATGGCTTGGTTGGGAAAATCCAGCCCGGCTCCGTCGTAGATGCGGCCATCCTGAGCCGCAAAGAAGGGGCCGAACTGTTCTATTACCTCGGAAAGAATCCGAAAGAGTTGGATTCAATTCAGAAGCTCCCCAGTCCTATTGATCAAGTGTTTGCGCTTGCCGAACTCGAAAGGAAATTAGTGGAAGGCCGCGGCTCGGTCAAACGAGTCACGGACGCTCTCCCGCCTGCGACTGAACTCGCTGGCACAGGAACGGTCGAAGAAGACCCGATTGCGAGAGCGCTGCAAGAAGGGAACACCGCCGAGTATATGCGGTTGCAGAACGCAAAGGAGGCTGCTTCCCTTAAAACTTCCTAAGACATAAAGGAGTGACATGGCAAACACTTTCAAATTTGTTGACTGGCTGACGATGGAAAGCTTGCGGATTCTTGTCAACAAGCTCGAAACCGCTCAATTTTTCAACACTGATTACAACAAGGAGTTCAAACGGGAATTTGCGGTGGGAGAAACCGTCCGGGTGAAGCTGCCCCAACGGTTCCTGATCCGTGATGGGTTGGGGTACAGCCCGCAGGCAATTCGCAGGCTGAACACCACCGTCGTCATGGACCAAATCTTCGGGGTGGACTTCGAGTGGGACTCGGTAGAGAAGGCTCTGAAGATGGAACGCGGGGATGAAGCCATCCGCCGCGAGTACATTGACCCGGCAATGGCGCAGATCGCCAACGAGATTGATTCTCGCGCGGCGCTTTTCGCCTATCAAAATACCAACAACCTCGTCGGAGTGTTGGGGACCGACCCGACCACCATGACGACCTTCCAGCAGGCACGTGGGCGCTTGGTGGATTTGGCTTGCCCCCCCAAGGGCTCAAAGGGGATGATTATCCCCACTCAGATCAACACCTCCCTGGTGCCTACCTTCACCACAACCTCCAGTGCCAGCTTTCACCCAGGCCCGGAACTTACCAGGCAATGGAAAGAAGGGTTGATTGGCACGATGTCGGGGTTTGAGTGGTATGAATCGGTCAACCTCTACAGCCACACCGCTGGAACCTGGGCCGGAGCAGTAACCGTGAACGGCGCGGGGCAAACCGGCTCTACGCTGAACATCAACTGCACGTCAGGAGATACGTTCAAGCTTGGTGACATTTTCAGCATCGCCAACGTGAACATGGTCAACCCCATGAGCCGGCGCATAGTGGGAACCGTAACCAAGCAGTTTGTGATTACCCAGGCTCTCACTGCCACCGGGTCCACGGAAACCCTTAACATTTCCCCCGCTATCGAAGGTCCAGGCTCGCAGTACCAGAATGTGGATGCCCTGGCCATCGATACGGCCGCGCTTACCCTGTTCCCGGGAACCAGCAGCCCGAACGGCAAGAGCGGTATTCAGGCGCTGGCATTGCACCGGGACGCCTTCGCTTTGGTTGGTGTAAAACTGGAGCTCCCAACAGCCGTCGAAATGTCGGCTCAGCACCGTGACCCCAAAACCGGCCTGGCGGTACGCTTCATTCGCCAGTTCGATGCTGTACAGTCGAAGATGGTAAACCGCTTCGACATTCTGTGTGGTTTCGGCAAGCTCTACGCCGATAAC